GCTGATTCGTCAGTGATTAATTCAGCACTGATACCAGACCATACTGGAACTTGTAGAATTTTACCAGCGTTAACTGGTGCGTCAAAAACGGTGACCATCTGACGTGCTACTGAATTTTCATAAGCAGCAAACTGAGCAGCGACCACCAGGTTAGCGAATAATTCGCTGTTAATAGAACTTGTGTTAGCCATGATTAAAAATCTCCTTGATTATTAGGCGTTAAAATGTTATCTGCCTTTGCGGGCATTGGCATAGATCTTTCTATGCTCTGGATTCTTCATATCCAACTTTGAGAGATCAACATTAGCATAATCACTGGGCAAGTGACTGCTACGAGTGTTAGTGGTAGCGGGAGCAGGTTGAACAAAGTGTGGATTACTTGATAGGAATTCCTTCACCAAGTCTTCTACACTCAATGGAGCGCCTTTGTCGTTGTAACGCACAGCACCCTTGCCATCTACTACTTCTACTTCACCTTCACCGTTTAGTCTTACATTATTATTGAGTAGGGCTTTGACCTGCTCTGGAGCCACTGCTCGCATATTAGCGGCAGCACTCAACAGTGGAGTGTTGACCTTATACTCTTTAATAACTGAGTCTCTCTTTTGGATTTCTAAATCCTTCTTTTGCGCTAGGTCTTGTAGAACCTTCTCAAACTCACCACGCTTGACGTGTTGCTCAGTTTGTCGCTTTTCTGCTTCTAACTTGAGTTCACGTAGTTGTTCAATGTCACCAAGTTCTGAATAAGTGTTTAATTGCTTTTCATACTTTTTAGCAATGGCACTTTTCATGCCTGCCATGTGACGATCAAATTCTTCTTGTGTGTAAGTTTTAGTTGCGCTGGCCAGATTTTCTAGATTGTCGCCTGTGGTATCTGTCACCATGTTTGTTGCCAATGTATTGTCAGACATCGTTGCTGTGCCTCCTTAATTGAGTTAGTGTATTATTTATTGATATCTCAAGATATCAATACTTTTTAGGTGGTTTAGGACGCTTTTTGTTTTTAGCAGTCCTCATACCTCTTTGTGGTAATGGATTATTCATCATTTGCTCCTTGAGTTACCTTTCTTTTTTGCTGCTGCTTGGCTGGCTTTTATAGCCTGTGCCTGACGAACAGCCTGTGCTCTAGTAGGATATACTTTACCACTAGTGCCATATTGAAAACCTTTGCCACCTCTTGGGCCTGTTGCTTTGTGTATGGGCATAGACTAGTCCTTTAAAATTGGGAGTATACGATCTCCCCAACGTCGCTCCCAGCAGGTTATTCGTCTTCTGCTTCTTCCCACTTGGCACACCAGAATACAGCACGAACTGGCGCATCAAACTTCTCGCAGTATAGTTCACCAGGTTTGTAGTATTCACAGTTAGCACAGTTTTGTCCTTGTGGGACTTCAGGGTTACTGGCTGGTTGATAAGCCGCAGGCAAGTTACTGTTTATCACTTCGCCATCTGGATACAGTCTACCTGGCTGTGGATTTGGATCAATGAATGGTAGATCACTTTCTTCTTCATCCATCCATTCAAGAATATGTTCATCAATCTTGCGTAGCACAGCAGGATCTGTGGCAGCACTCTTGGCCTGTTGTAATTGAGCAATCTCTGATCCAGTGTCACGAATGTTAAATGAACCTGGATATTCAACAGCACCCATCCATTGAGCACCTTGATATTCAAACCAGAACTGCCAAATTTGTTCTTCTGCTAATTCTAATTCATCTGCTGACTCTGACAGTCTCGCGTTCAGCAATTGAAACTCTGTTTCCATAGCAACACCACTCATTGTGCGACTTTCTGTGGCTCTAACAGCACCTGTGTTGGCCATTTTATCTATGGCATCAGTTGATTGGCGAATGGCTGCTAGAATGGTGTTTGCCCAGCAACCACTAGACTGGGATGTGTGTCCATTTGTATGCTTTGGAATATTTCACTGTAACTGTTGTAGATATACTTCTGATGATCAGCAATGTCAGCAATGGCACTTATACCAATGCCACGAACTGTTGAACGTTTGTTATAAACACACACAGCAGGAATCTTACCTAGACCATTGGCCTCTATGAGTTTTTCTGATATTACTTGATCTTTTAGGTTTACCACTGTGGTGACAATTTCTGTCTGTGTCCATTCTTTTACTGTGCGAACGTCACCGTTGACATCTTCAAGGTATTTCAAGTAGACTAATTCAAAGCGTCCATTAGGACTACGCTGCCATGTCCAGTCTAACACCACCATAGGTGTCAATAGATTAACATAGGGACGCACACCCTGTGCTTGTTCATCTGCTAGTGTTACTGCGCCTACATTGGGTTTGGCTACCATGATCCATGTGTGACCAAACACTGAAGCCCATGTTGCTACATCTTTCATAAACGCATTAAGACTGCGTCCTTCCATGTCTGCGTCACGTAAGAACATTTCTAATTCAAATGATTCACCATTGTTTTCAAAATCACGATCTGGTTCTTCACGGAATAGAAAACTATTAAACACTGATATCACTGAAGCACAGTGATTCTCTACAGGTGTTGCTTTGAGTCTATTGTTGTATTCTTGATCAGTTTCCAGTTGGTATCTGGTTAGATGTCCAGCACGACGATATTCATCGCCGCCCATGTAACTTTCTAGATAGTATTTCCATATTGGGTAATAAGTTTGATAGACCTTGTTGCCTGTGATTGTGGCAGCAATTTCTTGAACTAGTGTTTCAATTGCGTTCATAAGTTTGTCCTTGATAGTGCGTGACCAAATCTCTGTGGCTGAGCCAAACTTGGATCTAGTTCACGTTTAATTGGGAATAGATAGTCCACAGCGTATGACAGTGCGTCAAACATATGGTCATACTGTCCCTTGTCTGGGGTCTGTGTGCCCTCTTTGTAACAGAATTTTTCTAGACTCTCAATAGTATATTTACACCTGGGAGAGATAAACAGGTGTCTTAAGCCATCACTGGAGCATAAACGACTGTTCAATGCGTTGATTCTGTCTTTGACTGGAGTGTGTGCTCTGGGACTTTTGACAACAAATCCTGCGTTGGCCAAGATGGTGTGGTCAGTAAGGCCGCCACTGGACGTTTTTCTCGCTGCCCCTGCTGGGTCTGGATAGAAGTATATTTTACTATTGGGATACCTAGTCTTAAGTTCTTCTGCCAATTCGTGAGTATTACTGGAATACATTTGGATTTCGTCAACGGCATACAGCATGTCTCCATCTCGCAACATGATCACAGCACAAATTGGGCTGACGTTAAAGTCGCCGCCCACTATGATGGTGCGTGTGTCTAACTGTGGGGGTGCGTTACACACATTCAATTCACGATTAAATGCCCAGGCAATGCGTCCTGAATATGTTTCAAATGTGGCCATATATTCCTGACGGAATGTGCGCTCATCTAGATCACGCTGTGCCTGTTCTACTTCTTCTCTGGGCACATTGTTGCCGTCTAGAGTGGTATATTGAAAACTGGCCCAGTTGTCAGGATCTTCTTTGTGATTTTGAAATAGATCATAGAACCAGTTCATTCCTGAGGGCGTGGTAATAAACAAAGCCTTGCCCTGCTTGTCACTCAGCATGGGACGACATACTTCAAACCATGCTTCAGGATCTATCACTGCGGCTTCATCTATAATCAATCCATCTAGTCCTGCTCCACGTAGACTGTCATAACTGTCAGCACCTTTCAGTGAGATAGTTGAATCATTCTTTAACTGTATGGTTAATTCACTTTCGTTGATCTTGGCAATCCAGTTGAGATCACTGAGTTTGCGCTTTAACTTCTTCCAAGCAATCATTTTAGCCTGACGATATGTGGGTGCCAAATACCATACTTCTTTATTGGGTATTCTAGCCCACTGTGCCAGTGTGCGTATGGCCAAGTGTGTTTTTCCAAATCTACGTCCAGCACAGACACAGATAAATCTTTTGTCGCAGAGTGCTATGTTCTTTTGTGCGGCACTTAATGGCATTATTCTTCGTCCGTCCAAGGTAAGGGCAGTTTGTCTTCAGAATTAACTGGTGTGTCACTCATACCTAGGAAGTTCTTGGCCAAGAATATTTGTAAGGCCGCATTGCCACCCAGTGCGTTCTTAATCATTGCTCTGCGTAGGCTATGTTTAAGATCTTCACGACCTTTTGCTATGATACTGCTGAAGTTGTATTTTAATGTATTTTCATTGATGTCAAACCACAGTGCTATCTCACGGTCATTACAGCCTATCACTGCTAGGTTATAAACATCTTTAGGCACTACCACACGTTTACGGCGTCCGCGACCCACTTCATAGCCATAGACTTCTACAGCCACCAGTTGCTTGGGTTTGTTGCCAGTCTTTGAAGGATCCACAGGCTCTTCAATGTAGGGTATGACATCGTCATATTCTACTGTAGAGGTGGGATTATTGTCAGGTTCGTCCATACTTTTATTTATTGGACGCCACAAAAAAAGCCCCTGATATTGAGGCTTTTTTGTGTTATTCAAACAGCGTGTGAAACTGTGACTTGTTCATGTCCTGAGCCTGCCACTGCTCTTTGAGTATCTCTACTAGTTGATCCACTGAGTCAACGTCTGCCAGTATTGTTGGAGCATGATCAGCATTGATCAATAACTTCTTTGCGTCTTTGATTTTGAGGTCTTTGACTATAAATCCTCTTGTGGGCTGAGTGACAATCTCTTGCCACAGTTGATGATTGCGTAGACTGTGATCCACATAGGTGTGATACAGCATTCTATCTTTGGTGCCAATGAATTCAATTTTTACCATGGGGTAATCACTGACTCTGCTCAAGGTCTGTGTCTGTGTGAACACAATATAATTTTGATTGGTCATGTAGGTTTCCTTTGTATATGTTATTATTTACTCAAATGATTTAAAAAGCAAGTATTTTGATGAAAAAAATCCCCCAAAGATTGCTCAATGGGGGAAGGGTTTGAGGATTTTATTAAATGCCGTGACAATCACTTGTCACTGTTATTTATTCTATAGAGGTTTTTTAACTGCTCAATTTCTCTCTTGTGATTGTGTAGTGCCTCTATGACGTCATTGTGCTGTGTGATTAGGTCTTTGTAGGCCTGGCCCAATTGATTCTGTGCTTGAACCAATGCTCGTTCATTAACTTCTAGTTGAAGAATTTTATTGCGGCTCACTATAAGTTCTTCCATGGGATCAAATGAAGGTTGCCACCAGTTATTCATTTCTGCTCCTTGTGTTTTTTATAATGTGTGCCCACTCTCAGTTGATTGTGTGCCAATAAATGTTGATATCGCAGTATCACATGGCAGTTTTCTCTGCTCCAAGCACCTAGACTGTCTATTCTGGTCAATACTGTGGCTGTGCTCTTACGACCACGTCTAGCCCAAGCATCGTCTTGATCCCAGATCTCACACCATTGTTCATAGGTCAGTGTGTGTGCTTCTTTACGATAAGCGGCCTGTGCTTTGTGTTTGCTCCAAGCAATGTGCTGTTCATGTCTGACGAGATCTGGTCCACTGACCCATACGTGTGGACGGGGTCCTGTGCTGCCAAATTTAGTGGGTCTTTTTTTAGCGGGGATATAGTATCTTCCTTCTGGCATGGCTGTCTCCTTTGTTGTATTTATTACAAAGCAAAAGAAAAGCCCCTATTTCTAGAGGCTTTCCCAAGTCACCAAACTTGCTATAGGCAATCACTTTTTAAAAGATCAGAAGCAACAAAGATACTTCCTTTCTAAAAAAAATTGATTGTGTAAAGAACCCCATGTCCCTTACACACCTTAATTGTAACAGATATTTTTCTGTTGTCAATGTCATTTGGCAATATAGCCCTGACGCTGTCCCTGTTGATTATAGATATAGGTTCTGCCCTGAGTGGCACCGCAGAAATTGGGTGCTTGGTAGCCCACAGGACGTCCCAGGCGTTGTCGTTCTTGTTCTGAAAATCTGCCTGTTTGGCAAGGATCTTGACTGTCATAGAAATTGGCCACTGTGTCAAAAGCAGTGGCACAGCCTGTGAGCAATAGCAGGGCTAGGAGATTAAAGATCACTGTCTTCATAGATTTCTTTGCTGGTAGAAGGATTATTGGCCTTGGTTATTTCTAATTCTTGTTCATCAGTGAACTTGTCTGGCATGCCATCAGGAGTGACATCCTGTAGCCACATTGTGGGATTCTCCAATAAGAGATCTTTAACTGCTCTCTGTTGAACAAAGTCATCCCAGGTAATTTCTGGGGTCACAGGCAAGTCCATGGTGTGTTCTAGCATTATTCCTATGTCGTTGATTAAGATTAAGTGGTATATCATTCTGCGGCCTCCAATTGTTTAATTTGTTTTTCAATCATTGTTTTGAGTTCTGGATTTGCGTCAATGTATGCTTGAAAAGCCGCCATGTCAACAATTTTCATACCTAATTTAGGTAGGTTAAATTCAGGACTATTACATACTGTGCCATCTTCTGCCAACACTTTTACTTTGTCCAAATGACGCATACAGATCATATTCAATTCTTTGGGCATACTATCTGCTTGTCCTAAAAACATTTTATTTGAGTTCAATCTCTCTCTAGGGATCTTAAAAACTACATAGTCAGTAATACCACGCATAATCATCCATTGTGCGGCATTCATCATTGTGTTGGCAAAGAACACACCCAATGTAAGATTATCTTTGTGTGCTTGTGGAATAAGATATCCAGATTGGACAATTTTATTGGCTGTGTCAATGTCAGTGGCATGATACCAATATTTTAATTTGGGCAGTTTCATTTTAGCACCTTTCTGTGTGCTGTTGAACATAGTAATGATTATACAGTCTACTGTGGATTATGTCACTGATTTTGGCTGATAACTCAACAGCCAAATGGTGATGTCTTTTGGTTTGCCTATAATTTGAATACCAATGTCCACCATTTGTGTGTTCATGTCCCATGATCCCAGTAGGAATTGGAAACTACAACCTAGACTTTGGGCAAGGTCAAAAGCATCATGACCAATAAGATGACGAACCATTTCTTGATCATTACGATTAAATGTATCTATAAGATCCCTAGGTAATTGCTTGCGATAGAAGAGATGTTTGGTCATTCTAGATGAGAACCGTAACAATATAATGCTGTTTGTGTGTGTGTGTTATAGTAAAGTCTCTCTTATTCATATATTGTCCAATCAATGCCTATAACGAATCCAGTAGTTCTCTTTACATTGTGAACCAATTCACGAATATCAACTGCTTTCCTAGCACTCCACCCATCATGTTCAAAGAAGTGTTGATTCTTTGTCTTTTTCAAATACCTCTGTATCATCTTTCTCACTTGAGCCTCTAATTCCCTATAAATTTCACTTTTCATCTTGGCATTGAGTCTTTGTCCTTTGTTCATAGATCTCTTACTTCTTATGAACTTCCACATCAATCTCAGTTCTTGTTGATATTGCTGTATCCATGTATTCTGTTTTAATTGATTAATCATAAATCTATTGAAATTCACATAGGCATAGATGTTGCCATTGTATCTTGTAGAGATCTGTGCTCCAGTGAGTAGGGCATGTAGGATCTTTTTGATTGTCTGCGTGTCTAACTCTAACTGTTCACTGAGTTGCTGTCTTACCTCAGTTCTGTCCTCAATATATTGGTCTAGATGGGGTGTGGGGTGTGCGAATCCCATTTGGCGTGCGTGTTGTAGGATCAGTGTTTGGGCACAACAACGGATGTCATATTCATAGTCATAGCCAGCACGGGCTAATATAGTGCGTTTGACTCGTTTGGGATAATTCTGTAGTTCATGATAGAGCCTATGCCCTTGCTCTTTATATTCTATTTGGCCTGTAGCCAACTGATCTAACGTTGCCTGTTTGACTGCGGGTTCTAGATTTATAAGACCCAATTGTTGTTTGAGATCTTTTACTGATTCAACTCGTTGACGATATCGTTTACATTGACCTGTGGCCATGTTCCAATGACTGTCAACACATTCTAATAAATGTGTTTTGAGATATTGGGCAAGAGGTCTAGCAGTGTTGCCCCAGTATCGTGTAAACTGTGTTTGAGCCACAGGTCTTACTTCACCTGGCTTGAGATATAGGTCAATGAATTCTAATGCTTGTAGACATCTAGATCTTATTCTGGGATCATTAAAATTGGGTGTGTAGGTCATAAGTTCAAATCATCCGCAGTTTTTATCATTTTGATATGTCTTGGTCTTATTTCAGCAAGATCATTATCCAATAACATTCGCATGTCTTGACGACTTAACCATTGAATCCATTTTTTATGTGTTTTACACACAAGACTGGCTGTGTGTATTTTTTCTGGATGATAGACAATCCAGACTGGACACGTGTCGTGACGTGTGTGAGAAGTTATAGACATAGATTTTTCCTAGAGTAAATTGTGCGGCTGTCACCACTATTATTTAGCATTTATAGGAAAAAGTCAATAATTTTTGGTTGGATTGGGCAAAATAGTCAAAAGAAAGCCCCTTGCGGGGCTTCCCAACCCATAGGATAGGTTTGCGGACTGGTATACGGAGTGTAAAAGATGACAGCCTTTACATTAAGGAACCCAAACATGACTTTGGTCCAGTCCTGGATATGAGGGGACATATCCTAGTAGAGCACGAATGGCAATACGTTTTCTACAAAATTATTTATCTCTGTTTAAGAAAAAAGTAATAAAAACAGGTTGGCTTTTTTCCGTATCAACATCAAAAACTCCAGTTTCTGGATTGCGTGTTTTACGGCAGTTTTCACAACTTTCACGCCAATGACGCTGAGGATATTGATAGATCTTTTTATTAACCACACGGTTTACCACAACTAAATGGCAGTCTTCACAGACCTGTGGCTTGTGTTTGATCCGTTTGACTTTGACGCCCAGGGTTGAATTTTTCTTGTGGTCTATAACCAATTCTTGTCCTTGACGCCAAACACTTTCTGGCTGTGTGGCCTTGCGTATTGAAGGTCCTACGGGTGGTTTAGCAGGCGCAATTTCCGCCAACTGAGATAGTGTTTCTATAAATTTTTTGTGCTCCATGCTCATACTTATGGAGCGGATCTGTTAACCTAAAACAAATTTGGCTATGACAGCCACAGCAGCCGCAAAGCCCAAAGTATACCAACGCCAGTTTTCCAAACTCATAATGCGTTGATTCTGCTCTTTGTGAGCGGAGTTTTCACTGTCTCTCAGTGCTTTTACTTCATTTAAGATAAGTTCACGTGTTTTGTGTAGGCAGGCATGAACTTCCTTTATATCCGCCCTTACTTCGTCTAACTTGACGCTTATTGTTTCTACTTTTGTTTCTAATACAGCAACGCGGCTGTTCACTGATTCTCTTGTCATGATCAATCCTTATGTAAATTGTGCGTAAAATGTAAACAGGCCCATTTGTTGTGCTGAGGCAGCACTTATACTGATGGTTGAGTCTGTGGCTGTGTCATTTTGATCCCATAGGAACGTTTTTACATACAACACAGATCCTTGTGTGTATTCTTGAACTGTGCCCTGACCATCTGTTGACAATGTTGAACCTCTGGTCAATGTTCCTGTAGTGCCAAATCCATAAAAAGCAAAGCCAATACCTGGTTCTACAAGATTGCTCAATGACAGAGTTTGATTGGTCACAGTAGTTCCACTGGCCACGTGATTTTGTTCCAAATCCGCAATAGTAGTTGTTGCTATACTCCAATTTGGTCTGTAAAACAACATAAGTTTTCTATGAGCAGTTGCGGCACTGGCTGATTGTCCAGTGATTGTGGTGTTGACGTCACCACTGCCTAATACCTTATAACTCAGTGTCCACTTGTGACTTGAACCATTGTAGGTAGTAATGTTGGTAAAGTTCAATGGTGTGGTATTGGTAGTTGTCAGTGTGTTGATACGATCAAACAAGAAAGCAATGTCACCTGCCTGTGTGGTTGCGGGAATACTAATGGTGTAAGTGCCACTGGTAGCACTTTCAGTGCTGGTCACATAGGTAAAACTCTTGTTCACTGAGGCTCCTGCGCCACCTCCGCCCATGTATAATTGACCATGTAATCCAGAAGCAAATGGCATTATGCGTATCCTTTGCTGAGTGTTGCGTAGTAGGTAGTGCCAATATAACTCACAGTCAGTATGTCAATGGCATTGGCTGCTGTTGACAGTGTTTTACTAGCACCAGCAAACTTCATTGTTGAAGTCAATGTTCTACTACCTGTGGCATCCTGTGTGATAATAAATGTGATAGTTTGTCCACTTACTGGACTGCTAAATGCTGACAGAGTAAAGTTGCCAGTGGCTGTGATAGTTTGAACGTTGCCGTTGGCAGCATTTGGCGTCAATGTTGTAGCACCACTGTTGCCTATGGCAAACACAGTATCACGATAATCTACAAGAGTAGGGCTGGTAATTGTAGCATTAGTGCTTAATACTGCTGAACCTGTGCCCGTGACAGATTCAACTTCACGCATTTCAACCCAACTTGTAGCATCATTAGATCCAGTATTAGTTACATGAACTCTCATGGCACTACCACTTGGAACAGTTCCTACAAGAGCACTGGTTGAAGTATTAACAGTTGTAGTCTGACCACTGTTATTAACAAAATAGAATCCTTCACCAAAACTCATTGTGCTGGTAGAAGGCAGTGTGAAAGTAGTTCCTGACCCACCATAGATATGCTGTATGTAGTTGCTGGCATTAGTCAATGTCGCTGTGGCACTATTTGTAGCAGTATATGTGGTCAAATTATCCCACGCATCTCTGGCTGTGGCGGCATTGGTTCCGCCATTAGCCAATGGTAATGTGCCTGTGACAGCCGCTGTCAAACTTATTTGACTCCAACTGGCTTGATTTGAGCCGTTTGTGGTCAAAGCATAATTGGCTGTGCCTGCTGTTTGAGGCCAGTTTACACCATCAAGCACCACATTACCTGTGCCGTTGGGTGTAATTGAAATATTTTGATTAGCACCTTGGTTAATAGTGATATTACCACTGTTACTGCCTGCGTTGGTGTTCAGCACAAGACTACCACTGCTGTTGGTGGTCAATGTGGCAGTGATGTTGGGATCACCTATGCGAACTGTGTCAGAGTTAAGATACACGTCACCAGTGCCTGCGGGTGAAAATTCAAAGTTTCCATTGGCACCAGAATTTATTAAAATTGATCCTGAACTAGTGCCATTATTTGTGCTGATTGTTAAACTGCCTGTGCCGTTTGTGGTTAACACAGCATTGGTGTTGGCATCACCAATTTGAACAGTATCTGCTACCAATTGAACGTCACCTGTGCCATTGGGTGTGATTGTGATAGCACCGTTTGTGGTAACGCCTGTGATAGCATCAGTGCTCACAGCACCAATGTGTGTGCCACGAAAGTTTGTGGCCTGTATGTCACCTTGTGTGCCTGAAAATACTTCACTGGTGTTGGTAGCATCAGGAATAAATGTCAAATAACCTGTTGAGTCATCATAGCCAAAGAATCCCACTTTGGCTGT